CTATAAAACCATGGATAGTATGAAAGATCGAGTACTTTAAATGTTATAAAACTTGATATATTACTAAACAGTCGATCAGCATTTGGTGTGTATGGCGCACTTGCCTGAGCAATAGTCTTGTGTGAAAAGCCAGAGACTAGTTCGTTTGGATCAAAGAATTTTATCCAACGTTGATAGTCTTCATAGACTACCTTGTCTCTGTAATTGGCATTAATTGCAAATATGCGAAGGGCAAGTTGAACCATACGTACTAGAGACTCCGGCGCGTTGCGATCTAGCAGTCTTGTAAGTATAATTGTTAGCAGTCTTTCGTTTGCTGTCAACCAACCTGGTTGACTACGAGGGCTATGATAGCCGAGTACTGGAGGATGATATGCATTTAGCCATGAATAACTTTCCTGTGGTTTGCGAACGACATAGTCAATAATATCGTACCATTCACTACGAGCAATAAATTCAAAGATTATAGCACTAAATAGTTTTAACCCAGAAGGGTGTACAAACCGCAAATAATCATCACCCCACTCATCATATGGTAACTCACTTTTGATTTCATATGAATAATTTTGCCAATAATAACCGTCATGCAACTTATATAGATTAGAAGCAAATGATTTGTTATCAGAATATGTCCATACATCTTCATCACTTGGAATTACACTCCATAGAATTGGATCCAGGTCTTCACAGCGATAAATTGTTGGGGTTGGATCATCTTCTAATGAATGTATAAGGTCACCAATTTTAGATGTATATTCTGGGCTTGCCGTTACGCTAAATATATGAGCATACTCGACATTTGAAGTGTTAACTGCATATGTTGAGCCGCCCGCTTCTTCTGTGACAATACCATTGTCTTCAGGAGGCAGTCCTTTTTGAGTTAATATATAATTTGCCGTGCCCTCTTCAGTCTCTAAACCAAAAACTGAAATGTCTATACTATCATCACCAAGAGTAATTATTTTTTCAGTAATTATTTCGTTGTTTGTAATAGACTCATCAACTAAAACTTTACCAGACTCATCAAGTATTTCTTCTGTGTCTGTAGATGGAACTATGGGAGTTATAGTTAACCTACTATACTCTATATTTTGTGTGTCTATTGTACCATCATTTTCGGTATATTCAATGTTGCGCGCAAAGACGTCCCAAGTTGCTTCATCTGGCCAAGGCGTGTCATTTGTGCTATATAACTCAAATTCATCCTTATAGCGATAGACCCAACGATAAACAGGATCTGCTCCTTCAGTGGCAACATTAACTTTTTGTATATATGGCAGATTAAATGACTTTTCTACTCTGCCATAAGTCCAAAGATCTTCTGAAAAAGCACTTAACGTAACAGTATACGGTCCGGGATTTGAACTTGGAAATGGTCCAATCCTATAGTCAGAAACTACTAATAGTGTATTTTTATTTGGGTTTGTGCGTGATGTACGTAATGATGGTATGTCAATTGGGGCCCAACGACCGCTGCCGCCTGACAAGTCAAATAGGTAATTTTTAGGGTAAAATATGCTTACAATTTCGTCAAAGAAAAGTTTGAAAAATGTGTGTATGCTGTCTTCCGAACCGCGTGTATGATAATATTGTATAATAACGCGATAGAGAGTGACTTTATCAAGCACACGAGAATTTGGAATATTGCGTGCAATTAGGCTTTGTATTTGGGTTAGATATTTATCGGATACAATATCAATATCTTTTTCGCGAGTAATGGCAGCAATTTCATTTGACGGCAAACCAGTACGATTTAGGTGCTCATAATAGCGCTCAATAAAATTGATAAGATTGCTCGCAGACTCTTTTAAAGAATCTGGATACAAACTTTCGGTTTGTATTGATTCTATATTACGCGGGCGCGAATTTGCTATACTTAAAAGCATACTTAACGGTCTCTACTAAATGTATTATATTGCACTGAACGATTTGAACCACCAACGGCAATTAGGTCAACTTCGCCATAAACATTTAGGCGTGTTGTATCAATGCGCATAAGTTGATTGCGTTTAGGCGCAAGGTCATTTGATAGTGGTATTACGTCTATTATCATTGTGGTGTCAGTGTCAGCGAGTAGCGGTTCTATTTCCATTACTCCTGTACTCAGTGTAAGCGTACCAACATTTTTATTACGAATAATTGGTTTATCATTGGCATCATAATAATAGACATACAGCAAGCGTATGTCAGACAGTGTTGGATGTGCTTCCTCACCAATATAATATGTAACTCCATCATAATCCCAACCAGTAGAATTTACAATGGCAATATTATCATCAACTGTTAATGATGTGCCAAATTTTATTGTTATTTTTTGTGGTTGCCCACTAACTAACGTAAAACTTTTAGAGATAAACACTCGTATAAGTGAATTTAATATTGCAGGACTTGTTCCATCAACAGTCTTTGATAAAAATGAATGACGAAACACACCATCAAAAGATTCCAAATATTGACTATTAAATGCGCCTATACTTTCTTTAACCTTTGTTTCAAGTTGTGTTTTTGTGTGCGTAGTCAGGTTACGGTTATACTTAAAGAGTACATCAAGCACAATATCAACATATTCAGGATCAACTATTTCAGGAAATATTGAGAGTACTTTTTTATCACTTAAATATGTCAGCAATCCTTGTTTTTCATTTGGCATTAAAACTGATGAAGAATCCGATTTTTTTGCAGATATAAAAACTTTACCATATTGTGGCGGATCATTATCTTCGCCTCCCCACACAGCTACTGATTTTACATTTGTTAGATAACTGTGTACCAATGTTTTATAGTCATCAGCAGTTACTGCACGATTTTGTGAAACATATTGAAGTGGCGCGTTATATTTTATACTGCTAATAGACTCACGGTCTGACCCGCCAACTGCACTTGCAACTGTATTTAAACTAACTCGAGTTAGTTGAGTTGAATCAAAAAAATCAGAGTATGAAAAAATATTTGAAGAGTTTGCGCCAATACCATCAGTAACCAAATATGTTAACTCTAAAACGTTTAAGTTATCTGGTTTTTTGCCAAATATACCATTACCAAATGATATTACATAGTTGCCATTATAGTTTTCGTATAAGAAATAAATTGGTGTCGTGTCATCAACACTATTAATATCTGTAAATAAAGAATATACTTCGTTAATTTCTGACCGTCCAGTTTGATATACCGCTACTTTTAACGTGCTTGTATCAATATTTTTATCGTCTATAATATATTCGTTATTACTTTGTGTAGAATTTATTTGAATTCTCTTTTTAATGAATGTACCTTGATATATGTCAATGTTATTTGCTACCAAGTCTCCACTAGAATTTTTTGTGCAGACAATATCATTTAAATTTGTAAATTTATAGGTTTGACTTTTTGAAAGGTCTGTTATATTTGATGAAAAAGTTGAACCCACTGGAAAAACATATTCATTTAATAATGTATTTCTTGGCGTTACAGTTACGTTTATTTGTGCCTTTGCAGAGGCATAACTGCGTGGGGTATATCCAATTAACTTTGCGGCAGACACCACGTTTTGTCGTAACTGTGCAGTATCAATAAAACTTTCATTGACTGCCATGTGCGCGAGTAATGCATTGTAATGTGTGTTATGCGAGAGCACATCAAGCAACATATTTAATCCAGACCCAGCATAATCCCAGTCTTTAAACGGACTGTCTCCAGCCTTGAAATATTCTATTAGATTAGCCTTGATTTGATCAAAATCTAATTCTGTAACATTTACTGATTGTGTAGGAATTTCCATTATCGTACTCGTGTTAAATATATTACAATTTCAGCAGTTGAATTGTATGATGCTTGAAAAGTTATGCCCACCCGATATGCATTTTGATCAGACTCGTCCACTACAGTCACTTCATAGTCGCTTATACGTGGTTCATAGAGGTCAATCATCTGTTCTATTTTTGCCTTTAGCTCATATTCTGTAAACATGTTTGCATTTTCAAACAGCAAAGCACGAATGTCCGAAGCAATTTCTGGTTGAAACAGCCGATCATATTGATTTGTTAGCAACAAATTTTTTAAACTTTGACGTATTGAATCAATATCAAGAATTGGACGTATGTCATTATAAATTGGGTGTATGGCAAAACTATTGTCTATATCGGAATATAAATTTTTTCTAGCCACATTCGATGACCTAGAATCATTATAGTCCGATAGCGTTTTACTCATATTTCTATTTATATAATTTATAATACGCGGTAAATTATACAAACATTATGATCTAATCAACGAACTGAGAGACGAACTGGCAGATGATATAAGTGATGAAATTCCATCAGTAGAAGAACCTGAACTTGAAGTGGTTGCTGATCCAGCTGCGGCAGCTTTTGCGTTTGCTGGATTGTTGCGTATCGCATCTACATTATTTTCCATTTCTGATTTTATTCTATTAACCCGATCATTATATTCTTTAATCGTCTCTTTTGACCAAAATGGATTTTTCTTAAGCATCTCTTTCGCACCAAAATTAAATTCATTTCTAAGTGCAGTTATGGAGAATCCAGTTTCACCCATTGCAAAACTTGTAATTGAACTTAATCCTGCAGTAACTCCGTCAATTGTATTTGCAATTGAACCAAGTCCGGCATTTAATGAGTCTACAGAAAAGCCTGAAGTTTTAGTTGTGCCACTCGTCGTTGCTGTCGTAGAGGTAGAGTCTGGATAGACACTTGATAATATGCTTGTGGCTTCACCCAATACATTATATACTGAACTTAATGCATCAGAAGTCGATCCATTTAAAAGACCAACCGGTGTTCCTGTTTCAGCAATACGGTCATGATAGTTGTATGCAAGTTCATGAACTGCAGTGAGCATTGAAACATATTCTTGTACGCCAACTGTATTGCCCTCATCAGACATTTTTTTAAGTTTATCAGTGTCTTTATTTAGAGCATCACGCAATTGAAATTGAAAAAAGTCATATTTTGCTTTTGCTTCACTTGGCTGTCGTGATGTAGCAGGAATAAACTTTGTAACTGCAGTTGGAGTTTTTGTGTTGTCTGCCTTTATAAGTGTAGCAATTGGATTTCCACTTATATCAAGATTACAAATATCAACAAGTCCGTTTGCGACATCCTTAACAAATTGACCGACATCACCAGTCATGCCTGGAAAACTTTCTTGTATCGCAGCAATTTGCTCATTTGCTAATTTGCCTAATGCATCATATGCACCGCTAGTTTCAAGTACCATATTTAATGCCGCCCATGGGTTTTCTTTAACAAACTCGATGAGCGCCATTATTTTTTTCACCATCTCTATCAACTCCATTATTGAAGTTAATAGTTTTATAATGCCTAACCCTGGTATATAACTTAAAACAAATGCTGCTATTTTAGCAGCTGCAAATATCATTAAACGTTGAGGTAAACTTTGCGCGCACTCTGCAAGCGTTTTTATTGTGCCCAAGCCCTGTATGTCAGCTTTGTCAAGTATTGTTAATATTCCAGTCTCAACAAATTCTTTTTTCGTCATCGCATTTGATGATGACGCATAACTTGAATTACTTAAACTGCTACTACTGCTTATTCCGCCTAAAGCTCCTTCATAAATATTTCCATTTCCAGTATCAGAAGTTGCTTCATTAAATATATCAACCTTTTCCTGATATTCTGCTGCTGCAGTCTCTGCCTCAATATTTGTTAAGTTGCGAATCGTATATGTACTTGTAGCACTGCCAACATAATTAAAATCAGTACATTCATATTCAATTGTATAGACTCCTATTTCAATTGGCGCTGAAAGAGGTGCAACTAGTTTTTCTCCAAAATATTTTACTCTAACTGGTATGTTTATTGGGTTATTTGGATCAGGAGATTCTATTAATTTTGGAATTGTTTCAAATTCTGGTCCTTTAGGATTTCCATCATACACTCGTTCATCTTCTAAAACCACTATTTCAAACGGGAGTGGTAATATAGTTAAATATTTACTGGGGTCTTTTAGCGATTCAACTTGTGATCTATAAGATTGGCCATACCAAGGTGGTATGTTTGTTGGAACTGGTTTATGATATTCCGTAGTAAACCACCCTTTGCACGTTGGATCGCCTTTTAGTGTAGTAACTATAGTATAGTCATAGCGACCTACATTTTTTGGTATACTTGATATGTAAGGTATTCCACTATCATGAGTTACCTGCATATCAACCTGAGAAAATGGTATTTGTATTAAATCTAAACCAAAGGCATTTTGATCAAATAGACCGCTCGCTAAATTAAAAAATCCACTATTAGATCTTATTTTTACAGTACCAGTTCCATTTGTAGTAAAATCAACTAGTGTGTTATTTAATGATAATTTAAATTCGCCTAAATCATAAGTAATAAGTCCACCGTCATCCGAAGGGATTAACACTACATCATATAATACATTAACTGTAAGTCCAGTAGTATTGTTTATTGTTGCAAATGAAATTTTATCTCCACTTTCAAATCCATGCATAGGGAGAATCACATTATTATTTACCGCATTAAATACAACCTCTTGTGTTATTTGATATACCCCGTTGACAAAATTTTGAGCATTAAAATCTGTGCCATTATATGTCACAGTGACTCCACCTGGGTTGCTACCATTATCATCATCGACGCTAAGGTATAAAAAGCTTAAATCTATTAGTGTTGACATATTATTATCCTATTCCTGGGGCAGTTGGGGCAGGTGCATTGCCAGTACCATCACCTAGATGCATGTGAGTAGCTAAACCAGTAGTTCCTCCTAAAGCGCGAACATCACCAGCAGCAATTAGTGCTCCGCCAAGTACATTTACAAGTGGTGTTGTCATATTTGTTACAGTTGAATACATCATAGTTGGTCCAAGTGATGTTAGAGTTAACATTGATACACCATCAATTGCTGCAGTCATGCCCCCAATTGTAGCTGCACCAGCTGGAGCGGTCATGCTTGCTCCAAGTAATGCTGTTGTACTACTTGAACCGGTGTATATTCCAGTATATCCTCCAGCTACAGTCTCTTCAATACTGCCAACTACCATGTTTTTTATACCGCCACCTCGTACTGTATTGTTTACTCCGTTGCCAACTATGCTGTCCTTTTTACCAACAATATTTTCTGCCTTGTCACCAAGCACTTCATTTTTGTATGCGGCACCAACTTTTAAACGATACTCGCCCTTAACGGTTTGGTTCATATTGCCATTTACTTCAACATTATAGTTGCCGTTCACAGTTAAATTTGCAGAACCGTTTACTGTAATATTTGCATCACCCATAATTGTTACAAAATCTTCTCCACAAATTGTAGTATATCGATTTGAGACAACCATTACAGATAGCTTACCTTCAGCGTCTATAATACGTGATGTTCCAGACTTATGTTTTTCATGTATACGTTCATTGCCTAATGTATCATCAATTTCAAAAATATGCCCCGAGCGAGTCTGCGTCACATTATTGTATGGATACACAGATTGATCTGTGGGAAACGGATGATTAAAGGTGTTGTTTGCCATATTTTATATATTATCTAATTATTTATTTAATTTAATGTTAGATTCTGAAGTTTTATCTGAAGTTGTAGAGTCAGTATCTAATGCACTACAATTTGCAGGTTGAGCTATGGGAGAATTAACTACATATTGTGAAATATTTTTGTCTATATTATTTGTAATATATGAATATGTACTGCTTGAAGCCAGCGGCACACCATCAGGAAACAAATTTGGCATTGTAATTGGCATAATTTTAACTATCAAAAAAGTAAAAACTTACAACATAATTACCATCAACAGCATTTCGATATTTTCCGTCTGATCCTTTAAGTATTTTAACACCAACTGCTTCAGCTGTTGCAACTGACATTTCACTTCGGGTTTGTGTTGGACCGCGATCTCCAGCTATTGCCCATGTTGCTTGTTTAGTTGTATGGTTATAAACATACACTTTACTACCCATTTTAAAATTATTATAATCTTGTCTATTAACTACAACAAATTTTGTAGTGTCACCATTTAAATATTGCCCACCAATTTTATATGCCGTTGCTGGTATATGCGTATCACCTGGCGGATAATAACCAGTACCATCAAAAACTATTGCAGGCGGGCCTGTTCTTTTTCCTATCCATCCAGCAGGTACACCAATTGGAGTACTTTCAGGTGATAATGTCATTGGCGTTGCTACGTCAGTACCGCCAAATGCACCTTTCCATCTCAACACATAGTTAAATCCGCCCTTTTTATCCCGCACCATCACTGATCGATTTTTACCAGTGTTGCCTTCAACCGAAGTATAGCCGCCGGTAATTGAACCACCTTTACTTACCAATCCTATATGATCTTGTGCAGCGTCCCTAATTAAAATATCGCCAGCATACAACACTTTAGGATTAGCAATTTTAATTACATACTTACCACCTTTTCCATTTGGCCATTTTAACCATTCGGCAACTGCATTTGGATTAGCCGGTAAATCTGATGTTGGTATTGCTCCTGTTTGTTTTATACACCATGTTAAAAATGCTGCGCACCAAGCGTCATTAACGCCATATTTACTACGACCTGCGCTATTGCTTGTGCCATTTTCTCCTACTGCTATTCGTACTAAATTATTAATAAAGGCGCTTGTACTTGTACTTGTATTATTCTGTTGAGCAGCTATATCATCTCCATCAAGTGCCGAAGTATTTGCTGCTCCTGCAGAAGGTGAACCTTCTGTGTATTGTGAGGTGTTTGTCGCGCTCGAATAGGCTGCGCCTACTGAAGAACTGCTAGCGTCTGCTGGTATGCTTGTGCCGTTTAATGATTCAACTCCAGGAATACTACCAAGTATTACTGGGTCCTGTTGATCAGCATCTCTAAAAAAGCCAAACACCCAACTACCAGCCATTAGTCCAGTTGGACTGGTACCGGTACCAGCATTACTAGCACTCGTAAGTGGCATAATTGGAGTTGCCCACGGCAAATTTTCGCTGGGTATACTATTAACATCATCGAGTTCATGATATTCATAGCACCGAACTTGCACTCGACCTGCATTTAACGGGTCTGCAATATTTTCTACTATGCCAATAAACCAATGATCAATTTTCATTTTATAACGTATTTATTACTATAGATCTAGTGGTGGCAATACATCAATTGCATCGGCTTCTGGAGTTCCTGGC